GGGATTTCTCAACATTCCCCCTCTTTGAGACTGAGATACCTGAAATGGATTATTGGTGGCAGGGGCAGACTTACATGGCATTAACTGGAAAGTTAACTTATAAGTTAATTTATGTGCTGAGTGATACTCCAATGCATCTGATTGAAAAGGAGGCTTATTATTACAGCAAGTCTCAAGGCTATGGAGATTTAGAGCAGGACATGCTTGATCAGTTCATTGCTCGTATGACATATCCTGACATTGATGACTCACTAAAGATCAAGGTCTTTGAGTTTGAGAGAGATGAGCAGGCAATTGCTGAGATCAAAATTAGAGTTGAACTCTGCAGGAAATATATTGATACACTTTTAAAAGAAATGAAATCATGCAAAAGCTCAGGCTTTACTATTGAAAAGTTTGGCTCTGCTGTAAGTAAATTAGGAAAATAATATAATGATACTACTAAACATAAAAAAAGCAGCAGCAGCTCAAGGAGTTTCTGAGGCACTAATCAAATGGTACTTAAAACACCCAAAGAATAAGCTCCCAAGCCATAAGGCAAGAGGAGGGAGAGTGATCATCAAGGATGAGACCTATGAGCTACATGGAGACCTTAAAAGAGCAAGAGTGATCATTGTTGAGAGTGAGCTCAAAGAATGGCAAAACAAACTATTAAAATAAGTTATAAACATTAAACTAACATTGTTGATAAGATGGAAAATGTAATAAGAGAATTGACTGAGAGATCAGGTGCAATGGTTACTGTAATACCTAAATTTACAGACAAAGCCTACAAGGTTGATACTGATCAAAAGGCTGTAATTGACAGGATGAAATGTGGAAAGCTCTGCATTTATCATCAGCCAAGTTTCAATCCAAAAGGAGGTTTTTCATACAGGGTTTACAAAAATGATGATGATCTTTTTGTTGATTTTGATATGAAAGAAATACATTTTAAACCAAAGAAAGAGGATGAAGATTCTAAGTAATTTATTTTGAATTTAAAATAATTTATTTAGATTTGTGTTGGATATGCTTTTGGTTGCTCTTAAGTAGAAGTGGGAGGTTTATGAACTTCCTCCCCTCCAACACCCTTTTTAATAGTTCAATATAAAAAGTTCAATATGCTAAAAATCAATATAGAGAATAAAAAAGCCTTTAATGAGGTAATGAATATACAATGGTGTATTCACCCTAAACATGGTCAATCATACATTGAGCCTGATGAGTTCAAAAAACAATTAAGCAACCTATCTACACTAAGGAGGAACAAAGCAATTGATCCTCAATTTAGATCCATTGTATTGGTTCTTTTAAAAAGTGGTTACAGGCACTACTCTGAGCTTAAAGAAATTTTAAGAAATCAACCGAGAAGGGATGCTCAAAAATTTATTGGTAAAAAAAATATAAGGGAATTTATTTTTAAAAGGGATAACTACAAATGCTTATGTTGTGGTTCAGGTGAAAAACTGAGTATTGATCATATTGTACCTGTAAATAAAAACGGATTAAATAGATTGTATAATTTACAGACACTTTGCTCAAGCTGTAACAGCTCAAAGTCTGACAACATAATTGATTTTAGAATATGAAAGGATTTATTTTTATACACAGAGCTATTTGGAACAATCCAATAGTTACAAAAGACCCTGATCATTTGGCAGTTTGGATCTATTTATTAACGTTTGCCACTCATGCAAAGATTGATACTATTTTCAATTCATCACGAATCACACTAAACTCAGGGCAGCTTGTCACAGGCAGGAAAGAAATTGCAAGAGATACAAAAGTGAATGAGAGTAAGGTTCAGAGAATTTTAAAAAAGTTTGAAAGCGAACGACAAATTGAACAACAAACAAGTAGACAGAATAGGCTTGTATCAATAATTAATTGGGATAAATATCAAAAAGAAACTAAAGCTGAACAACAGAATGAACAGCAAGTGAACAGCAAGCGAACAGCAAGTGAACAACAAGTGAACACATACAATAATGTAAATAATGTAAACAAGGATAATAATGTAATACTAAAATCAGAGATTTTTGAGGATTTAAAATTGAATACTCGTTTTCATGAATGGATCTCTTACAGAAAAGAAATCAAAAAAACTTTAAAAGCCACAACAATGCAGGCTCAAATTAATAAGCTGAATCAATATCCTCCTTTAGTAGCAATTCAAATGATTGATCAAAGCATTGAAAACGGTTGGACAGGATTGTTTGAAATAAAACAATCAATAAGTAATAACAAAGTAAATAAAAAGAGTAACTTTGAGGAGCAGGCTGAGAAAGGTCAAAGAGCAAAGGAGATATTAAAACAAATGAGAGATGAACAAGCTAATTAAACAATCAGACATCTGTCCCACTCTATCAAGAGATGAGAGGATCACAGTCTCAGCATCAGGATCAAAAATGATTATCGAAATGAATGAGGATATTTTCTTTGATCAATTAATCAATGCAATCAATCAAGCTCTTGTAATTACAGGACAGAAAAAACTTAACGATACTGACATTGCAATGATGAGCAAACTTGTTGGAGATGAGCTACTTAATAAATATCCAAAGTATAAAATTGAGGAGATCTTTCATGCTGTGAAAAATGGAGCGTTTGGAGAGTATGATCAGGATGTGATTTATGTCTCCCCAAAGAATGTGCTCAGGTGGTGTGTTAAATATCAAGCCAAAAAATATGAGACTCTGATGAAGCAACAAAAGCATGAGGAGAAACTCAGAGATAAATCAAAGCAGGATAGGCACAATGACTTGAATCAAAAGTATTTCATGATGCTACATGAAAAGGTTTATCAGGACTTTGACTCTGTTCATAATGGGAGAGCTCTGTCATCTGCTGCAGAGGTTTACTTTAATAGTCTGCAAAGAATTGGAGTAATTGAAATTTCAAAAAAAGAAAAGCAAAACAAATTTAGAGACATCAGATTCAAGATCATTGCTGCTGCAAGACTAAAAGCTGAGAAATTCATTGATACTGATATTGATCATCAAACATCAACAGCCTGCAGGGAGTTTTTCTATGAAAAGTTTCTAATGTCTGTCATGGATTGGGAGATCTTAGAGGGATTAATTAAGGAGAAAACAAAAGAGTATTTATTTTAACAATCAAACAACTTATATTATGTACAATACAAAAGATGAAATGATACAGGAAAGAGTGTTTCGGTTCTCTCAACAATTTGTGGAATTAAAATATAACTTTAAAAAACTTATCCCTAAACTTAAAAAATATGAGTTAAGAGAGTTAACATTATCTCTCGTTCATGATGCACAATTAGATGTGAATACATTTATAAATGAAAACAGTTTAAATATCTCTATAAATGTAGAAGTCTATGAGGGTAATTTAATATGTTTTGGAAGAACTATTGAAGATAATATAATTTGGGAATGCATTCAACAATAAATTAAACAATCAAACAAAACAATCATGATAAAAGGATTTGAAAAAGAGACAGAGGAGCTGAGTGATCAAGAGATCAACATGCTCTCAGTATTAAAAGGGGTTTTATTTGCACATGTAGGATCAAAGAAAGCAATCACATCAGGTGAGTGCATTCGAACAATGAAACTAAATGGACATATTGTGAGGGATGGATCAAGACTCAGGAAAATGATCAACTCTCTAAGGAGAATGTCTATGCCAAATTTAGCAGCAACTTCAAAAGGATATTATATTGAGACAGATCTGAGAAAACTCAAAGAGTATTCAAAAGGACTCAGAAACAGAGCCTCTGCTGTGATCGCTGTTGCTGACTGTGTAGATCAACACATTTCAAAACAAACACAGGAGAACGCTTTAAAATCGCAAACTGATATGTTCACTAAAATAGGGTAATTATGAATGATAAAAATGAAACTGCATTTCCAACAAAAGGAATGCCGTATCACGCTGATGATACTAATGGAATGACATTGAGAGATTATTTTGCAGCTAAAGTAATTGGCTCATGGTTTAATGATCCTGATTTGATTTGGAGTGATAATACTTTTGAATCAGCAGCACAAGATGCCTATAAAATAGCGGATGCAATGTTGAAAGAACGAAAGAAAGAACAATCATGAGACCAACAAACAAAACCTATAAAAAGAAAATGCTTTCAAATCTCAGGCTCACTGAATGTGTAAAGTGTTTTAAAATTACATCTCAAAAAGAAATGGATTTCAATGCTCAGTTTGCAATGTTTAAGAATAAAGAGATTTGCAATCAGTGTGCTGAGAAAATTGAGGACTCAATAATTTATAGTTGATATTATGGGAACAGGACAAGTACATAGAGAGTCATTTGAAGAATTAACAAATAGTTATTTTTCAGACATTAATGATTGCTATTCTAAAGATAGATTGAAAGAGATTGTAAAACATTATACAGACATAATATACATTAAAGAAAACCCAAAGGTAGAACAGAAAATAGTTTGTTCTAATTGCAAACAGAATAAATATAATTCTGAAAATAACATTATAGGTTTTAATGGTGCATGTTCTTGTATGACGTTACCAAAACCATAAATCAAATAAAATGCAAAAACACACCTCAATATATTTCAAAGAGTCGGGACTTGACCCTCATGGATTTACTCCTTGTGAAATTTGCAATGCGAAAGCCACAGAAATTCACCACATAGAGTGCAAAGGAATGGGAGGAGATCCAACAGGATCAAAAGATGTGTTTTCAAATCTAATGGCAGTTTGCAGGATCTGTCATGATCGTTATGGAGACATAGCAGATCAAAAGGAATTTCTGCAGGAGATACACAATAAAAAATTTAACTTATAACAACAAACAAAATGGAACAAATTAAACAACTATTTGAAATTTTAAAATCAACTCCTGAGCTTGCTCTTTGGGGGGTGTCAATGTATTTTCTTTTTATACTTCTTAAATTGGGGAGTTGGGTTGGGGCTCTGACAATTACAGCAAAGCATTTAATAAAAAGGTACTTTGATTATAGAGACAAGTCTCAGGAGATTGAACAGTCCAAACAAGACTTTGAACTAAAAAAAATACATCAATCGAAAGCTCAAGAATTACTTGACTACTTTGATAAAAACACAATTTCAAATGTATCAAAAACAAAGCTAATAACATTGTTTAATTTAATCGGTTCAACTCAGTACATACATAATTCCGATATAGACAATGCAATTAAATTGCTTAAAGAAAATAAAGATGGATAACTCAATTTTAGATACAATTCAACAAAGGGAGGTTATTCTCGGGTGTTGTCTTTTAGGTGCAATTATAGTTTATGAAATATGCAGGAGATTTGGGTCAGAAAATTAAAGGTTGCTGATCTAAATACAGGGCAGGTCATTGATGCCTTTGTTCCTCTTGATCCTGAGTCTCATGAAAAGATCAAGCAGGATGAGGATCATCTGATGACAATCAAGAGAGTCAGATCTCCAAAGCATCACAGGAAGTTTTTTGCTCTTATAAAAATATGTCATGAGAATCAAGATGAGATTGAGGACTTTAATAACTACCGTTTAATTTTTCAGATGAGACTTGGATTGGTTGACAGAGTTGTCACAAAAAAAGGGGAGTGCTTTCTCCCAAGATCCATATCCTTTGAGAAAATGGATCAACATGATTTTGATGATCTATACAAGAAAGCTGTTGACCTTGCGTGGACTGAAATTGGAATTGATGAGAATCAGATCAGGGATACTCTTGGAGGATTTTAAATAAGTAAATCAAACCAATCTGCAGGAAGCTCAACAAGGTTGCTCTGCTCAGTTTCTGTCAATTCGCTGTGATGTTGATCCAATACCTGTACTGCATATTTATCAGATGTCTTGTTTTCAATAGGGATTGAGTAATCTTGATCTTTAGAGCCCTTACACGGACTTAGCCTATAACATAAAGCCTGTGCATGAATTAAGTCTGTGTAAATTAAAACCATTATTAAGGAAATTTAGTTGTTAAAAAAGTATTAATATCAATTATCTTTTGTGCATCAGTTACCTCATTCTTATAAACTAAAATTGCTTTTACTTTAGTCTTTAAAAAAGCTCTCACAACATTTTTAAAATTACCTACCTCTAACTTAGATATTGTAGGACTATTAGTATTTGTTAAAACCCCCGTTAAGCTCGAATTTCCATTAGACACTATTGTCCAACTTGATTTAAAATTATAGAAATTTACCAAAGTAATATCTGAAGGAATAACAGTATCTTCAATTAAGGCTTGTGCGCTTCCACCATTTTTTGATGAAAATTGAGATGTGTTATCATCTTTAATTAAATGCAATAAGAAATTTAGAGTAGTTCCCTCAAAAGAAAGTATATTAGTTGAAACCGCTGCTGCTGCAGCGTAAGACTCCCCAACAAATATAAAAGTATAATCATTTAAGTCTTTAATTTCTTGAGGTAAATCTGAACTACTAAGTCTATCAGATACACCGTCAAACTCTATAAATCCTGCATTTAACAGAGGTTGTGCTGTTGTTATTCCTTGTGCTAAATTAAAAGCAGAATTACCTTTTAGGTTTTTCCAATTAGAGACAAGACCTCCTGCATCAACAGTCCCAAACGCATTATCAGTATTTAAAACTAAACCTGAAAAATCATAGTACATCACAAGATCATCATCTGTCAAAGGATCGTAACCTGTTGGAACAATCTCAATAAAATTCTTTGCCGTCCTTATGATATCGTTTTGTATAATTAAAGAAATACTATCTGCCTCCTCAGCAACATCCATGTCAAGAGTTAAAGTATCTTCTGCAATTTGTACACCTCCATTGTATTTTGATGTGGTACAGTCCTGAGCTCTAATCTCAAAATTCATTTCCCAAATGATCAACATGTCATGATCAGTGTCTTGTATTTCAGCAACCCTCCTCAATGGAATTAGTATTGTGTCAGATGTAAA